CATTTGAAAGAGCCGTTGAACCCATAAGGAATCTTAGTGTTTCCGCCAGTTATTCCTGTATTGGTTTCAAATACTCGATAATCGCTAAATCGTCCTGAGTTTGTCGTGTTCAAGTATTCTGATGTGTGTGGATCAGTAAGAGTAAGCCCAAAATCAGACAACATGCTTCCCACCATATTGTGTTGTGTTGATTGTAAGTCAAAGAAATAAGTTTCCATTCCACGAACAAATGCGGTTGTTTTATCTGTTCCTGAAGCACCACTATTCGTGATCACATTGGTGTACTCGTTTGCCCCCCTAACAAGGTTTCCGTAATAAAACCCGTTAAGAAGGTACTCGTTTACATCATCCTTCAATATGAACCCATTAGCAGGGACATCACCATCAAACAAAGGGGTCACTAAGTACTCTACAAAATCTTCCGCTGAGTATGGAACAGAGCCACCTCTTGTAAGGTCTAGATCTTCACTTCGCCCACTTATAGTCGGCATGATTCGATAATCGAACTTACCCACCTCATCGAGTGAAAGTTTCCACATCTTTAGGGCAGAATGTATGCTATCGCTTATGCTCTTCTTTAGATTGAATAATCGCTCTGCTGTGTTTCCACCAAGATCTTGATGTATTGTACAATCTCGTCTAGAATGATAGTTGCGAGACAAAGATCCCTTCACTTGCATAGGAATAAGTGGGTTGGATCTAGTAGTAAACTCCATAGGGTAGAAATTCACATACCGATACCCACCATACTGTAATGTCTCTTGATACAAATCATAGTAATATGAATCAAGAAAGTTCATTCTCGTCCCTAGAGGCCCAATTCGACCACTTGTGTCATCAAACAACTTGAGTATGTTTGCGGGGACTAAATTAGATGCTGTGAACCCTGTCAAGAAGGCGGCGGCAGTCCCACCCATCTTGAAATACTCAGGGAAGTAAGAGGAATCTAGTGCCTTTGCTCTGTTGTAAGAATTCCATCTGCTAGTGCCACCTGAACCCCCAAAGGAGGTGTTCCCGCCATAGTTGTATGTCTGAGGGGGTGGATAGAGAGTAAGCCCTGCAAGGCGCGTAAGGTAGTACTGTGAGCCAACAGAAGCGTATGGTCCTGTTCCGTCAACAGCGATACCTGGATTTGGTATTTGACTCGACCAACCAAACATACTTGTCGAGTAAGGAATCCCATAATGCCCTATGTTAAACTCTTCGGCAGTAGTCTTATATTTTCTTGGATATTTTTTGATTTCCTCAAAGAATCGGTTGTTGAAGTCGTTAGCAGTATTGAAACCTTGGAGATTTACCACACCCGAAGTTGTTCCTGCGCTTCGCAACAACTCTACCGTCCATGCGGGATTGGCTGTGTTGCCGTTGTAGAGGGAAATGATATTCGCAAGGGTGTCCGTGAAATCATTGTCTGAGTACTTTACAAATTGATAGTGAGGCTCAAATGATGCAAGCAAAGCATCGAAAGTTATTCCACGATCCTTCAATATACTAAGATTTCTCCTCAAGGAGAAATGCATATCAGGATTGAAATACAAAGACTTGATTGATGTGTTGAGCGATGAATTAGCAGACAACCCAAAATAGAGCGGATTTCCTCCTGTTCCTATCGGCAACCCTGCTGAATGAGTGACCCCGACAGTATTGGGGTGAAACATCAACTGAAATGGAGCAATTGTCCCACCAAAGTTCACTAGGGTGTAGGTTCCTGCTGACGATCCCTTTTCAGTTACCCCACTAAATGTTGATGTGGCATAAGGTTCATTTCCCGCAGTCAAAGTGTAAAAGTAGGGATATTGTTGCAACAATCGGTAGTTGTCGTACAGAGGTTTGAAGGCTCCATACATGTTCACACCACCGACAGCATAGCCAACCGTGCAATGGGCAGCATCGTCTAATTGATCCCCATCATATGCCATGTGCAGATTAAGATTTTGCAGAAATGTTACACCTGCAAAGAAGTTTGCATACTCAAACGAGATACCAAGTTGGGGGGCTACTCCAAGGGTGTCCGTATACAGATTAAGGTCTTCCGTTGGTGCGAGATAGGGAATGATGCCGCGACTAAAGTATATGGTGGGCGTTACTTCCTTTTGCTCTACTGTAATGATGATATGCTTGAGAATATTCGCTGTTTCTAAGTCCGTGGATTCCGTAGCCGTTGTAATAACACGGTAGTTTGAAAGGAACGAATTTAGGTTATTTTCCTCAGTAGGCATTAGTCATCAGTCAGTTCTTGGAATGTAAGTCTAATTTCACGAATCAGACCAGAATTGATAACTGGTCCAAAGATATAAGACTTGGCTTGGAAAGTCAGAGAGTGAGTGATAGTACGGCGAGTCTGCATATCCCCTTCGTAATCCTCTAGTGAGGTTACTGACGAAAGGACAATTGGCACATCAACTTTCTTATCAAGTTCAGTAAAGTTCAAAGTGACCGTGAAGTCGGGGGTGAAGTACGGTAGGATTTGTTCAAGTATTTGATACCCATCTTCGATAGATCGGTTCATGATACTCAAGGTAAACTCAATTATGTATGGAACTTCACTATACGAATAGGCTAGAGAAGAATCACTCTCTGCGCGAGTAATGTAGTACTTATTGAGGCTGTTCATCTTTCTGCTTGTGTCGTAGGTCATCGAGGTAATCTCAAATCCCATACGAGGGAGAACTGACTCAAAAGCGACTCTATCTCCCGCCTCATCCAATTCCTTGATTTTTCTATAGAACTTTTCTTTTGGTCCATATGAAATTGGAACCTTGATCTTCTTCTGCTCGACTCCTGCGCTATCTGTCCTTGAGATATACACTTCGTCAAACAGAGAACCAAAGGCTACGACCAAGGTACGAATACTTCCATGATAGAAATGATTAAACATTCAAATCACCAATTCCCAACGCTAAAAGGATCCTTGTCTGTGAAATCTACGATGTCATTCTTGGCTCGTTCGAGTTCAATCTCGTTCGTATCATCAGCCTTAGTTTCAAGGAATTTCTTCTCTGTGTCAACGATAGACACATAGAAGACTGATGCTAGTGATGTATTGCCCTTCAATGGAAGTAGAGAGGTTGCAGTTCCCACTTCGGTGTGGACATCAAGAGTGTTGGTAGGGATGTCGTAATTTACAATTACAGCAGAGTATGTACTGCTAGCAAGATTGGTTCCTTGATAAATCGTTTCCCCCTCAAAGAATAGATTATCTGTGTCGGTAAGAGTAAACTGACGGATCGGAATAACAACATTACTTTCGATATCATCAACTTCCTTGATTTCGGTGTCGATTTGTTCGCCAGAGTAACGGAAGAGTTCGCATGAGAATTCGTAGGCAAAGAATGAGTTTCTTGTGCCGACATACTTAATTTCGTATATCCCACCATACTCAGGAAAGTAAATGAGATCGCCTTCTTGTGGAGTAGTATCAGTCCCATACTTTGCAGCCTCTTCAGAGAATCGCTTCTTGGAAACCATAAGATTAACCGAGTCTTGTAGGTTAATACCAAACTTGTCCATGATCTTGTTTTCAGTCTCAAAGAACTCGTAGTTAGAAACGAACATTTCAATTTGAAAACTCTTGTCAAACTTAGAAATAGGATCGTCACCAAAGAGATCATCAAGATCCTGAAACTTTCTAAACACGAAATGTACATCAAAACCAAAAATCTTAATTTGTTCAACAACAAGTTGCTCAAACAGATTTGATTCTCGTCCCGCGATTTTGAAGTAAGGATTTCGTGCCATATTCAGCCCACCTCAAAATGCGCGGGGTACGCCATGTAGTATGAACCATCTTCTCTCATAAACTTCTTTTTGCCGAGTTTGGACATACCAACTTTATTTCTACTTTCTAGGCTGTTCATTGGATTGTTTGTTGACATAAAATTGATTTTACTTTGCTTACCGTTGCTGCTTAATTTTGGGGGAATTCTTGTTCGGTTGGATTCTGCAATTTTCGCCTTTCCATCAGCCGTCCAATTTTTCGACTTTCCCTTCAACCCTATAGATATTAGTTCCCTTGTTTTATCAGAAACTCTATGTGTTTTATAATATTTTTTTAATCTATCTGAGTTTTTCAATTTTTCTTCTGGGTTAGCAGCAAAAAACTCAGTTGTTTTCTTCGCCGCCTTCTCTCGTTCAACAGGATCTGAAAATCTTTTGACCCCCTTTACCCGCATTTTTTCTTTTGTTTCGTCGGTTAATACTCGCCCTGCCGAACCCTCGCCCCCCTTGGTTAGATTATATTCAATTTGATATGTGCCTAATTGAGCAATCCAATTAATTTCTTTTTCATACATCTCCACACGATTTTCAGCGGTATCTATTTGTTCTATTATGAAATTTTCAGATCCATACTTCAAGATAGCATCAGCAATTGCTGACTTTGACCGATCAGTTTTTGTTGAGTTTAATATATGATCGTTAAAACGCTCATCAATTTTTCTAACGGTGCATCCAATGTATCTTTTTTGGTTTATGGTGTTGGTTATTTTGTATATTAGCATGTGATTATTTATCATAACTAGGAAGTTGCCTCCTGCTTTTGGTATCGGCTAGCCCACAGAAAAATGTGGGGGGTACTCGTATTTGCTTTGAACTGTACTCTCTATTTCACCAATTTCAACCACAGAATCCGCATACATGGTGGCGGCATCGAATTTCATACCACCAGGAAGGGAGATAGAAGAGAACTTGCTGAGATTTGCTGACCATTGTCTTTTTATAAGAGCCGTCACATACCGCTTCAAAAGAATATCATTGTAAATCTCACCATAGGTTTCGGGGTTTAGGGAAACCTGAGCCAAGACCATCAACTGTGAACCCGTAGTAAATTGTTCACTCCAATCGGTGTGAATCTTGAGTTTGTTTGTCACACGACTGAAACTCACTTGCTTATCGGGGCTGAGAAATTGTTGCAACATTGATAGGTATTGCTTTGTGCTATCGTAGTAATTCAACCCACCACCACCTGTGAAAAATCCTGAGAAGTAATCGTTAAGCATCATTTGATACTGAACACTAAACATACCGCTCTGCATACCCCCCGCTACCGTGTAAACCTTCACAATACTAATAATCTCACCACCGCTAGAACCAGGGCTGATATTGTTTGTGTTGATATACTTGTTTGCCATGTCTTGTGCGGAAATGACATAAGGGAGATATGACTCCTCAACCCCATCAAAATGGTATTGAGAAAAGAATTGTAGGGCATCATCAATGCGGTCTTCGACCTGCACATCATCGACATTTATTTCGATAACAGGAAACCCAAGACGGCGTAGAGCATAGTCTTTAAGGTCTTCGCGAGTTGATATAGCCATTTACTTTCTCCTAGCATTACGAAGATTCTCAAAGTATTGTGTGTCTATTATCCGTTGACTTCTGCACATCTTCAATTCAGGAAGCCGTTTGAATACTTCCTGATGTAATAGATAGGGTACTTCACACCCTACCTGATTCATTCCATCCGACACATAATGTTTCTTTCCGTCACAATAATGAATCTTATGGGCTGTCTTATCGTAAGAGGGAAACACCCCAAGCAAATCACTCAACACAAATAGGTCATTATTCAGCCAAATTCTGTCATCCACTCGACGCATAATAAAACGCATAGATTATCCTAGTCCTTCTTCTCCACCAAGACCACCTTCGCTATAGCCCGAAGTTTTTGCAATCTTTGCTTTTCTTACTGAATTTACAGAAGCGGAAGCAGCAATAGCCACCTTTACCTCTGTTGCAGCATTCTTGATGGAATTTTGATACTCAAGAAGATCCAATCTAAGATTTGAAATATCAGAACCTGTAATGGTTCTAGTATACCCGAGGGCATCGACAAAAGAATAACTAGCAGCACAGATTCCCTGTGAGACAAGATACCCATTATCAAAAATATAAGACATCACAGTAGAATTAGTTGGATCTAGGAACAATGAGTTGTGTACCAATCCAACTCCGTAACAGTTACCCGCTGCTGTAGCGAACAATCTTCGGAAGGGATTTTGACCGAGTTGTGGTTGAAATACCGAACCACAAGATCCTATATTTCCTTGAATGCCCTCAATCCTCGCGAGAAGATCAAGCGAACGATTATAGTTGGAATCATTCGTGTAATTGATTTGCATTACATTGAGTGATGGTTGATTGTCATAAACAGAATTTAGACTGAAGATATAATCAAAATCATGCTCGTAAGACGCAGAAGTTCCCGCAACTGCCGTGTTCACATACGCATTAGCAACATCACCGAAACTCGCGGAAAATCCTGTAGCATCAGTGAATCCTGTTGCTCCTGTTACCAATAGGGTGTATCGAACAATATCCTTTACTCCCACTTCAGCAACAGTGGCTAAGGTAACACCGCCTGTTCCGAGTAGCAAATTTGTGATTCGCATTGCAGTACCGCGAACATAATCGGGGCTTTCTGCCAAGAAGCGAGTTCCATCATGAACGCCATTGAAATCCATTAAGAAACAAGTTGCGGAACTTCGGGTGAATCCTGCTGCGGTTGGAACTCCGAGAGTACCACCACCGAAAGGCAAGAATCCATAACCACTTGGACCAAACAGCCCCGTAGTGGTTCCCTGCTCTAGCAATCGCAAACTATCAATATAGCCGTCAAACGAACTAGATCCATTACTATTATTTCCAATGTAGATTCCGTGAGTATGACGATACTCAGGGACAGTGCCGAGAGTAACACCCAAACTAAATGTGTTCGTTCCGTTGAAATATCCTGCAATCTGATAAGAACCCGCAGTAACCCCGTTCTTTACAACAGAAACCGCAACATGGTTCCAATTATTTGCAGAAATACCTGCGGTATTAACTATATTTTGTGAATAGTTGTATCCGCCCGTAGTCAGCAATGACTGCCAAGAGAATTGCAAGAAACCTGCACCTGCGTCAAAACCAAGGCTCCATTGAGCAGATGCGCCTGTTGGGCCCTTCTGCATCAAGGTAAAATTGTTTGCTAGCCCTGTGGTTGTTGGATAGAAGAACATCTCCATCGCATAACTGCCTGTACCAAGACCACCAACGATATTATGTGGAGCCGTTTCAGAAATCCAAGATCGTTTGTTGATGTTCGTAACATAAATTCCACCGCCTGTGTACCCAGTCAAACTGCGAGTAAACTTTGCTGACGATGGCTTAAACTTGAATTGAGTGGTCTTATGTTTCGGCTGCGTTGTAGTATCAACTAGATTGTAGAACGGCTCTGCTTTAGTGACATCCTGAACAATTCTTGTTCCGTATGCAATATAAGGAAACGGGTTTTCCATCAAAAGTGTAACTTCTACTCTAGGATCATAATTCGCCAAAAGCGTTGCAGGATTACGAACAGTAGTGTTATAACCAGTGCTGTTTGAAACACTCACGGTGTTTCCATCAATTAGATCATCAAGCAACTCTCCTGTTGGCAATTGAGATTCATCAACAAAAGCGTGAATGGTTGGGTTCAGAGTGACAATATCAGAAACTACAATGTTATCAGTAGCATATGATGCCGATGATACTGAGGTAATCTTACCGAATGCGTCGAATGTGCAGAGTCTGTATGCCATCTATTTTCCTCGTAAACCTTATGTTGGGGTTATCAATGTGGATACACTATAAGCACCAGTAAGCCCACCGAACGACTTACCCGAACCATTTTCAGGTTGGAACATAAATGTTGGCCCTTTCACGGAAGCATAATTAGACCTACCCTTACCTATGATTGCAAGCAATCCTGGTCCCGAAAATGATTGACCTATTTCTACCAAACCCAACGAGCCCATAACATTACTATAGTCAACCGAATGGGAAAACGGCACATAATTGTAACTTGCCGATGGATTATCTCT